ACCCGGTTCCCCCATACGGCCCTCGGTAGCCCGCGAGGAGGCCGCGCCTCCTGCCATGCAATGTTATAACATAACGCCATTTGGTGGCCGTGTGGGGCTGCGTGGGGCCGCGTATACGCTGGAAAGGTCGCGTGGGGCTGGCAAGGGTAGCGGGTAGCGTCTGGAAAGCTCGCCACGGGCCGCGTGCGTGGGCGCTATCTTTCTTAGGGAAAGCGGGCCGGGTTGAATTGGTACAGTTATAGCAGAAGTAAACGCCGGGCATGATGCCGGGAATCTGACATCTATTGTCAGCGTCAGCACCGAAGGATACCGACACGAAAGACACGCCGAAAGGGCGCGAAAGGCTTACGCCCGCGCATAGCGCCCTACGGGTCGGCGAAAGTATACAAAGACCACTGGGACGGAATGCAACATAAACGGCAAGGTAGGCACGCTGCTTGTGACTATTGGTAGCAGACGGCGAGGCGTTACATAAATTTACAATGTAACGGCAAATAGCACTTGCAAGGCGCGAGGGTAGTCTATAAAGTTCACTCATCGGATAGCGACGAGCTACCGGATAGTTCTTTAACTACTTGACCGGATAATCTATAGCTACACTTGTCACAAGGCTATGCTAATATAGTCACTTGCTGGCGCGGGACAGCACTATAGGCAACGACTCTTTGTACCAACGGAATCGACTACAGTCTACGGGCTGGAAAGTGAACGGCAAAGACCAACGGGCCTTGTAGGTTTGTAAGTAGTGCCCGAAAGGATCGAAAGCAAACGGCAACAAACGCGTTTACAAAAGGTTACACAAAAGGGCTTTACAAGGTTATCCGGTTATGTAGAATAGGTTGCAAGAAACGACGGCATTGCGCCGGATAGTGTAACTCGCCTCTAGGTGGTTCTATCTGAAACGGTACTGTCACGCCTCGGAAAGCCATAGGCGTAAACTGTTGGATAGCGTGCAATCCTTTACTGGATGCCTTCGGGTAAAGTGCGCGACCTTGTTCGGGACGACCGACGGGCAGTGATCCTTAAAAATTCGCCAGTAAACCTACGGACAAGGTAGCATCACGCCCTAGGGCTTTATGCTCTGCTGCCTTGTTCCTAGGTCACTGCTGACAGTGCCTGACAATCGGGTACTGTCTCCAGTAACTTAGAAGGTAGCTACTATGAATAATGCAAAGGTCATTGGCCTCAAAATCCAGTCGATTGCTAAGCGTTCGACTACACTGCGCACTGACATTCAGGCCGTGGGGATTGACATCATCCGTCACATCGAAGAGCACGGCGAGGTTAGTCTTGCGAATCAGCTTTACCTTGCCATTGGCAATGGTGGGCACAAAGCTGCCTTGGGGCAGTGGTTCCTGAACTATGCCAAGGTATCGGCAAACTCAAACCCAAAGACCAAGGATGATAAGCCGTTTCTGTTCAAGGCTGAGAAGCTGACCGACATCGAAGCTGCTATGGTCAACAAGTGGTATGATGCCGTCAAGGCTCCAGAATTGGACAAGCTGTTCGACCTGCACGCTGCTATTGAAGCCCTGCTTAAAAAAGCCGTCAAGGCTGATTCCGAAGGCAAGCTGTTGGTGACTGGGGACGCTACCACTGAGGCGCTGGCTTCGCTACGTCGTGTGGCCTCGGCTATCGCTCCGACTGTTTAATCTGAACGCAAGTCTAGTGCCTTGATGAGTCAGGGTACTAGCTCATGCGCTCCGCATGTAATACCAACCACATCCAATAGGTGACATCATGTCTATTATCCGTGCTACTGCACAGTGGAGTGCCGTCTGCGCATTCTGCCTCTGCTTCTCGTATGTCCTCGTAGAAGGGCTTGACCGCCAGCTTGCCAACGAGCAGGCGACCTACAGCTACCACGATGCCGTTGTGCCCGTGGGCTGTATCACTGACTGCGAATGCGAGGGCTGCTGACATGATTACATCTATGGCTGAGCAAGTGCGGGCTGACCTTGACCGCTACAATCACATTTACTTCGGTTCCTTCCATGCCATGCGGGAAAGCCGTAACAGCTCGCTGTGGCTGGTGGACTTCAAGGGCGACTATGTGACCAAGCTGCGCACTGCTGCCTTGGTTGCCAAGGTCGTGACTGTGGGCGACGACAACTACTACGGGCTGGCATGACATGAAAGTTTCCCTGAGCTGGGGTGTGCCCGGCTATGAGGAGCCTGTGTGTGAGATTAGCACTGTGTTCTCTGCCGATGGTCGCACCTTTGTCTATGAATGCGCTTGGCTTGATGCCAACACTGGCCGTCGTACTGTGTCCAAGGGCAAGCGCCCGTTCGTGGTCGGTGACTTTGTGTCTGAGCACCATGCCCACATCGAAGCGTGCCGCCTTGTGGCGCACTGCGGCAAGACTGCTGCCAAATTCCATACCATGAGACTGCGGAGTATCGCATGAACAGCATTCAGCCACATCCTGATTACAACGCCGAGCCGGGCGCTATGTCTCACGATTACCTGAACAAGCGCCTGCCTGCTGCCACCTATCTGTTCCGCGTCACCTTTATCCAAGCCTTCGAGGGTGTGGTGAAGGCCACTGATGTGCGTGCCGAAGGCCCGTGGCTTGCTCGTGCTGAGGCTGTGCGTCTATACCCTGAGTACCGCGACCACCGCGTTCACATCAAACGCCTTGCTGATTCCCGTGAAGAGGGCTTAGGCCCGGAGGTATTCTAATGCCGCCCGTTGGTGGGCTTCGCAAGTATGGCCGGTGGATGGAGGTACTGACCTGCCCTGAGTGCAAGCGAACCTGCACCTGCCGGCTTGTGCCTCCTGACCATGACTACTCACTGGCCGATGACCTGCGCTCTAGTAATCCCAAGCTGTGCCCACCTAACCGGGTGTGGATCAGCCGTTGCACCAACCCAAAATGCTCAACTGACCGTGTGACTGACCCCCGCACTGGAGATTAACATGCTTGACCAATTCCTGTTTGTCTGGGCGTGCATCGCCTTCGCTATCTGTGGCGTGTCATCGCTGCTGCTCCTCGTCGCCAGCTTCACTGCTACATGGGACAACCCGTTCGACGGCCTCGGTGAGTACAACGATGCCATGACCCATGTGCTTGTGCCAATCGGACTGTTCATAGTAGGCAACCTCTGCCTGCTGGCTACCATCAAACTGTTCAACAGGTGTGCCGGCAATGATTGACCACACCAAGCAATGCCCTACCTGTGGCCGCACCTATGTGGCCTTCGGCTTGGGTAAGGTACACTGCAACAACATGAGCTGCTCGATGTATCACCTGCCGCCAGCTCACATCACCGCCATCTTCGAGGCCCGCCGCCATGCGCAAGGACTACCGAGTTAAGATCGTCCGTCCCGGACTGAACCTGATTCAACACCGCGACAACAGCAGCCAGCCGTGGCGCATGTACTGTGCCATTGGATCGTACACCGATGCGTGTGCTGAGATGGGCCTGCTGATTGAACTCAACCTTTACCTGCCGGAGCACTGACATGCCTTGGATTCAACGTGACCTCGTCCTTACCCTTCGCCACATGCTCGACCACATGGACTTCGCAGTGAACGACTGCGCTGCCACCAACCACGCCGTACCTGACAGCTATGAGTATGCCCGCAAGAGGTACTCTGACTACATCACCTTTGCTGCTGGCAAGCGACGCATCAAGTACGGCTTCGGCTGGGCGGCTGGCGAGGTAGCGCCTGACACCTACGCCAAACTGATCGCTGAGTTTCAGGGCTGCATGAACACACTCAAGCCCTTCCGTGTGTGGAGTGGTGCGTCTGACTGTACCATCTTCACCTCGCCCCAGATCAACCACGCCTTCCGCTTTGTGCATGACACTGACCATGTGATACTGCAAGCTGACCTGTCGCATGACGGCGAGGTCAAGGTAATCATCCCCTTCATCATGGAAGTGTTCCATGCTGCCGGCTTCGTTGCTGCTGTGCTGTGTGCATGTGACCTGCTCGGTCAGCTATGGTACGGCACGAACAACCACGGTGCGTTCGTCGATAACCAAGAGGCGTTCGTCAAGCAGCTCTACTCATACCTGATACACCATCATGGAGCACAGAATGGCTAACCTCCCTCCGCTGGAGCAGTGGATACCTGCTGCCGGCCCTACCCCTGTGGATTATGTGCAGCGTGTGCTGCTGTGGCTGGAGGTGCAGGGCTACACTGTGCAGGAAGACTACGAGCTGGAAGGTAACGACTGGTGGGAGGAGTTCCTGTCTGAGTTCGAGCTGGAGTTGCAGTTCCTAGGTGCTGGCTTCTACTCCGCTGCCTTCGAGATGCCCGATGGGCGCGTGCTCAAGATCGGATTCAAGGGTGAGCGTGACGCCGGCAAGGACTATGCCCGCTGGTGTCGTGCCAACCAGTCCCGTCTGCATGTACCTCGTGTGCATGACCTCGCCACTGTCAACGACAGTATCTGGTACATGGTGACTGACATGTACCTGACCTACTCCGAGGCACAAGTGCGGTACGAGGAGCAAGGCCAGCCACACTTCCCCGTCGAGCCGAAGGGCTACTGGCTGCTGGCCTCCCATGTACTGGAAGGTGGCTGCCCTAACGACGAGTACAACGCTGTGCTGTGTGCCGGCTGTGACCAGCGCCCCTTCCTGATTGAAACTATGGCTGACATCAGGGCATACTTTGCAGGCACAACATTCACTGACCTGCATTCCGGTAACATCCTGTTTCAGGTGGCCTATCGTGAAGACATGTCTATGTATCTTGTTCCTATCATTAACGATCCCCTGTCATGCAGCCGATCCTTCGGCAGTGCTATGTCAGTAGATGCTTGACCCTACCACTAACCAACCCGTAATAGTGTGCTTCATCCGAGGCACATTCACATCCACCAACCCAAGCCCAACCCTCTAGGAGATTCACCATGTCCAACCTCTTCACACTTCAAGCCCGTCGTACCGCCCTGCTGACCCAGCTCGCTGCCGTTGACCTCAAAATTTCTGAGGCCGAACTCACTGAGTCCTTGACAGTTGGCGAGACAGTCAGCTTCCGCTTCGGTCGCAAGCCGGTCGAGATTCTGAGTGGCACAGTCATTGCCATCCAAGACAATCAGGTCGCCATCCAAGTTGGCGAAGGCATCGAGACTCGCATCGTCCGTGTCTTCCGTGCTGCCATTGCCGGCCAGACTGTGCAGGAAGAGCTGCCACTGGTAGACACTGATGCTCTGCCGGTTGAAGCCAACGCTGCCGAGAACATCTGACATGGCCGGCCCATTCAAGCAGCACGGTACAACCACTGGCCGCTGGGGGTGGGCTGCTACCCAGTAACAATTATCTGGTGCAGGCAACCCATGCTGCCCTGTATGCCTACAACCTATTAGATCAGGACTACTCAGGCCATGAGCTACGCATTCTTGCTGCGACTTTCCCGCTCCGCGACCAAGCGGATCATCCTTATCCACCGCTACCTGCTTACATCCTCCGTGAAGCACGAGCAGCACCAAGCAGACACGGCGGACTTCATCCACACGGAAGCCCTGCGACACGCCAAGCGGGTAGCGGTGCAGTCAGCAGCGGCACAGCGTCATGCTTACTTAGTGGAGCAGGCGGCGGACGCCGAGTTGAAGACACTGCCGGAGTACAAGGCATGAAGATTGACTTCACTGTAGCCAAGAGTACCACGAAGTACCTAGAGGTTAACCTCGAAGAGGCTACGCACTTCCGTTACAACGGTGACACATACCCTCTGCATTCCATCATCGACCGTACTATAGCAGCTACGAAAATCCACACCCGCTACCTGTGCTGCCACGGCAAAGAGTACCGACTTGATGAGTGCGCCCCACTCAAGGCTGTAGTATCCACGACTCCTGCCTTGTACAAGATTGAGCTGACCGAGGGTGAGGCTGAGGTACTGGCTGAGGTGCTGCGGCATACTCGTGCAGGTACAAACCTGCACAAGGATGTTACGGCTGTGTGTAATGAGCTGTGGGACGCACTGCCTATACACTCCGTATCAAACGCCACGGTGGTGACTGGTGGCCTACTCCATGTGAGCAAGTCAGCATGAACATATCCCGCTGGGTAGACCAGCTCCGTTCCCTGTACCCCCGTGCTCGGCTGACGATGTACGATAGCCGGGCTGCCTATGTCAACTGCGCAGTGGAGTTCGAGATTGTCACTGACCCCGGCAGCAAGGACTGCTACACCGCCCGCTTCTCCATCGACCGCCGGTTACTTGAGCTGGCACATATGTCCGAGGGGGCTGACCGCGTGTTTGAGCAGGCGATGCTGCGTATGGTGACGCACCAGATTCGTTCGGTGCGCTGACCATGCTGGCCCTTGAGTCGTGGCAACACCTGACCAAGGGCATCGAGCGGGGCAAGAAGATGTACCTCGACCATGACTGCGGACGAGGGCGCACCCTGCTCGTGTCCCATGACGACAAGGGGTACAGTGCGTGGTGCTTCCGTTGCTCAGACGGGGGCCACATCCACCATGCCCCGCCCACCCTCGCTGAATTGCTCGCTGCCCAAGCCGCTGAGAGCGCCGCCATTGCACAGGTGGTGCATACCCCTGACCTACCTACCCCTATGGTGGTGGACATGGGGCAGTGGCCGGCTGAGGCTGCCCTGTGGCTGCTCAAGGCAGGCGTCGGCGCAGTCGAGCGCAAGAAACTGCGGGCCTACTACTGCCCACCCCTTAATCGTGTCGTCCTCCCCGTGTATGAGGGCGACGAGGTGGTGTACTGGCAGGCCCGTAGCTGTGACCCCAAGCGCAAGCCCAAGTACATCAACCCGCTGGTGGATAAGCGGCGGGTGATCCCTCGGTTCGGCAGCGGCCCGGTGGTACTGACTGAGGACATCCTCTCTGCCTTCAAGGTGGGGCTGGTTGCCCAAGGCTGGTCGCTACTGGGTACATCCCTTGGCCCGAGGATGCAGCATGACCTGCTGTCCCTCAACGCACCCGTATTGGTGTGGCTCGACTCCGACACTGCCGGTACTAAAGCTAGTGGCAAGATCATAGTAGAGCTACGCCGTATGGGTGTATCCTGTGCTCGGATTACTTCTGAGCAAGACCCGAAACTACTAAGCCGGGAGGCAATAGCAGATGCAATTAACAACGCCGTGCCTACCTTGGGCTGGCAATCTTGACAAGCATGGCTATGGGCGTATGCGGTACAGAGGGAAGGTAGTGTTCGCCCACCGCCTAGCCCTTGCCGGGAAGCTCGGCATCCTACTTGCTGACTTAGTAGGCTGGGCCTGTCACCACTGCGACAACCCGGCGTGTGTAAATCCTGAACACCTTTACTTAGGTAGTCCAAAGGATAACGCAATCGACCGGGAGAACAGAGGGCGGTCTAACAACCGACTCGGAGAAGATCATCCGATGGCGACCCTGACTGACATGGAAGTGGGCGCTATCCGCGCTGCCTACACAGGCAAGTTCGGAGAACAGACCCAACTCGCCCGTCAATACTCAGTAACTCCGCAACTAATTCATTCGATAGTTCGTAACAAAGTGAGGAATCCATCATGAAATTGTTAAAGCGCACAGTGGCTGTCGCTAGTCTCATCCCGATTGTGGCGTGCCTCATCCCCGCCCTCGCCCTATTCCTTGCAAGCATGGCCCTAGTTGTAGTGGCCGGTGCTATTGCACACACTGTGCTGGTGTACTGCGATGACTAAGGCTCTCGCTTACCTCACCACCCTCGTTGTTACCCTGTCCCTCGTACACCAAATGATGTGGAGCTGACATGTCTTGTGTAGACCACCAAACCGTAGGCAACAAGGGTGGCTATTGTAATGTGCGATTCCAAGGCAAGGGCACTAGCCTGCACCGCAAGGTGTGGTGCGAAACTCACGGCCAAGACCTAGCCAACATCAAAGGCTTGGTGGTAATGCACACCTGCGATAACCCCCGTTGTATAAACCCAGACCACCTAGTCCTTGGCACACAGCAGCAGAACTGCGTTGACATGGTAGCTCGTGGTCGTCATGCCCGCTGCGCCAATGAGACACACGGTATGGTCAAGCTGACTGATGCTCAGGTCATAGAGATTCGAGCAGCCTATACAGGCCGGCGTGGGCAGCAGTCTGCCTTGGCCCGCAAGTACGCCGTGACTCCTCAACAGGTACACAACATCGTTCGAGATAAAGGGAGGCTACCATGTCACTCGACTTGACCCTGCTCCGGGTCTGCCGGACTAAAGAAAAGTATGACCGCCTTCGGGGCGTAGTCCCTGATCGGGCGATTGACTCGAAGACGCTGGCTATCCTGAACGACTTCGGTCGCTGGTTCAGAGAGCTGGACACTGGCGAGGTAGATGCGGCGTCCTTCCCTACCTACTTCAAAACTTGGCATCCGACGCTGACGGACGAGCAGTTCGCCACCTACGACACGCTGCTCCGCAATGTGCTGACCACCCCGGCTGACCCGACGCTGGAAGCTGGGCTGGTGCAGCGTCTGGTTGCTGCTGAGTCTGCCCTCAAGGTAGCTGAGCTGGTGCAGAAGTGGAACGAGGGCGACGAGATCGACCTGTACTACGCCCTGCGCACCGTCGTCGAGGAGTTCGAGGCCCAGACCCTGCGCAAGGTGAAGACCCCGTGGGTACAGGATAACATCGAAGACCTGCTGGCTGATGACAAGAATGACAAGGGCTTTCACTGGCGACTCGACTGCCTCAACGGATGTATGCGACCGCTCCGCCCCGGAGACTTTGGCATCATCGCTGCTCGACCTGACAAGGGCAAGTCAACCTTCCTCACCTCCGAGCTGTCGTTCATGGCTGGGCAGGTGGATGAGATGTTCCCCGGCGAGATGCGCTCTGTGTTGTGGTTCAACAACGAGGGGCCGGGTAATCGCATTATCAAACGCCTCTATCAGTCAGCCCTCAATGAGCCTCTATCAGGACTTCTTGCTCGACAGAAAGCAGGAACCCTTCGAGCTGATTACATGGCCGAGACGGGAGGCAGGCCGGACACCATCCGTGTATTCGACATCCATGACTTCTGGTCGCACGAAGTAGAGGACATCTTCAAGAACTTCCCGCCGGCCATCGTGGTGTTCGACATGGTGGACAACATCAAGTTCGGTGGTGCTGCCGGCAACAACGGCCAGCGTACTGACCAGCTACTCGAAGCGATGTACCAGTGGGCGCGCATCATGGCAGTGAAGCATGACTGTGCCGTGCTGGCTACCAGCCAGATCAGTGCGGATGGTGACGGCTTGGCCTACCCTACCCTGTCCATGTTGAAGGACAGCAAGACAGGTAAGCAGGGTGCTGCTGAGTTCATCATCACCATCGGTGCTGCCAATGAGATTGAGTTGCAACACTCACGCTTCATCGGCACAACCAAGAACAAGCTGGCCCGTGAAGGCCAACCCAAAGACCCGAGATGTGAAGTGGTCTTCGATGGAGACAGGGGGCGTTATGTCATGCCCGGCGAGTGAGTGCATCGAGTACCCCGGCTGGCGCAATCCTGCTGGGTACGGCAAGCGCAAGTACAAAGGGCAGACGCAGTTCACCCACCGGGTAGCGTACTGTGAGCACCACGGCCTAGCCATAGTAGACATAGCGGCGCAGGTGGTGCGGCACAAGTGCGACAACCCGCCCTGCATAAACCCTGAGCACCTTGAGCTGGGCACATACTCGGACAACTCCCAAGATCGGAAGGCCCGTGGCCGACAAGCAACAAAGGCCGGCGAGGCCAATGGTAAGTGCGTTCTATCTGACAGCGAGGTTGCCTCTGCCCGAGCCGCCTACACCGGGGCGTTCGGTGAGAAGGCTGCCCTTGCTCGCCGCTTTGGTGTCAGCAAGAATCAAATGGGCCGCATAATTAATCAACAGGTGAGACTATGGCCAAGCGAATCCAACTGGTGAACACCGGCAACCCACTGCCCCGTGGCAAACATGCCTGCGAGTTCTGCCTCTTCAACCGTGCGCCTACTGAGTGCTCCAAGCCTGAGTACGATGACTGCGTGTACGACAGTAACAGCTACTATGCGGAGGTGGATGATGACAGTAAGAGCAACTAGCCTTGCGGCGTTCTACGTATTGCTTGCTAGTGGTGAGCTTACCCGACTAGAGCGCCGTATCTTGCAGGCTGTACATGACCTACCCACCCTGCGCTGTACCCGCCGCCAGATTGCGAGTCACCTTGACGACCAAGCGAGCACCGTGGCGGGAGCAGTCAACCGTCTAATCAAGCGCGGGGTTATCCCTGCCCCTGCTTACGACATACCATGCCCTGTAACTGGCAGACTCTCTGAGGCTATCGTGCTATGACCTATCTAGTCCTCGACCTTGAGACGACCATTCACTCCAGCTTCAAGCGCAAGGGCAACCCCTTTGATCCACTGAACCACGTCGTCATGGTGGGCTGGCAGCGGAAGGCTGGCCCTGTTGAGTCCTCGTACTATGGCCGCGTCCGTCCCGCCGACGGCTGGCTGGCCCCGCTGCTTGAGTATGTGCAGCTACTCGTCGGGCACAACATCAAGTTCGACCTACTGCACGCCATCCACCGCAACCCCAAGAACCTCGCTGCATGGCAGGCATGGGTAGCCAAGGGCGGCAGTGTATGGGACACCCAGCTGGCGGAGTACCTGCTCAACGGCTGCGAGAAGAGCAGCCACATGCTGGACCTCGACGAGGTTGCCCCGGTTTACGGTGGCAATGTCAAGTTCGATGAGGTCAAGGCGCTGTGGGCTGCCGGTGTGAACACGCCGGACATTGACCGCGCAATCCTGACCCGCTACCTCTGCGGCCATACCGATGAGCATGGGCAGTATAGCCACGGCGACATTGGCAACACCGAGATTATTTTCCTCGGCCAGCTCAAGCGTGCCCGTGAGTCCAAGCAAGTCAAGAGCATCATGCTCAACATGGGCAGCCTGCTCTGCACCATCGAGATGGAACGCAACGGCATGGCCGTGGACAAGGAGCTGGGCCTGCGCCTAGCTGAGGAGTTGTCCAAGCGCCTCGTTATCCTGCGTGCTGAGCTTGACACCTTCCTGCCTGCTGAGCTGCCGTTCGAGTTCAAGTGGTCAAGCCGCCAGCAACTGTCCGCCCTCATCTTTGGCGGCAAGGTAAAGTACCAGCAGCGCATCCATCAGATGGACTCCGATGGGTTCCTGCTGTACTCCAACAAGACAGAGGTACAGTACAAGCTCAACGACGGTAGCACTACACCTGAGCCACCCGGCCCGGACTCTGCCCACTCCCTCATGGAGTACACTGTGTTCGCTGGTGGCAAGAATGCGGGTGAGTTCAAGACCAAGCAGGTTACAGTGCCCGACCTCGACAAGCCCAAGCTCAAGTGGGAGGACTTCTACTACGAGTTCCCTCGCATGACTGAGCCGAAGAAGGAATGGGAAGGCAGCGTAGAGGGAGTGTACTCCGTCGGTGCTGAGATCATCAAGGAGCTAGGCAACCGTAACATCCCGTTCCTCAAGCAGCTCGCTGAGGTTATCGGCCTGACCAAAGACCTCGGCACTTACTACATCGTGACCGACGAGGAGACAGGCGAGAGCAAGGGTATGCTGACCTTGGTGCAGGAGGATGGCATCATCCATCATAGCCTGAACCATACCAGCACCGTCACTGGCCGCTTCTCTTCGAGCAACCCGAACTTGCAGAACATCCCGAAGGGTGGCAAGTCCGATGTCAAGAAGGTGTTTGTCTCCCGCTTCGAGGGTGGCAAGATCATTCAGTCTGACTTCACTGCACTGGAAGTGTATGTGCAGGCCATCTTAACCAAGTGCCATCAGCTCATCGAAGACTTGAAGGCCGGCCTCGACATGCACTGTGTGCGTGTGGCCCAGAAGGAGGGCATGGATTATGCTGAGGTGTTCCGACTTGCGAAGACTGAGGGCATACCAGAGTGGGACACGAAGCGTACCAAAGCGAAAGTGTTCAGCTTCCAGAGAGCTTACGGTGCTGGCGCAGCAAAGATCGCTGAGTCCACCGGCATGGCACTGGAAGAAGTCGAGGCACTCATCAAGGCTGAGACTGACCGCTATCCTGAGATCGACGCGTACTACGAGCTTGTTACGGCGGCTGTCAAGCGCAATCGGCGGGCTACCTCCAAGTTCGTACCACACCCAACGCTTCGTGGTGCGATGTGCCAGATCGGCAAGTCCCATTTCGTTACGCCAGACAACAAGCGGTATTCCTACGAGGAGCAGCCGAGTCCTGAGTACCTCGCAAAGCGTGGGCATCTGACCTCGTTCAGCCCTACGGAAATCAAGAACTATGTTGTGCAAGGCGCAGGTGGTGAGTGGGCCAAGGCTGCTATGTGGCTGGCCGTTCGCTACTTCTACCTTCACCGCAACTTCGCCGGCGAGGCACTGCTGGTAAACCAAGTACACGATGCGCTCTATGTTGACAGTGCGCTGACCAGTACACCCATTGCAGCCAGCTCGCTTCATGCCTGCATGGTTGCTGCCTCCGAGTTCATGGAGTGGTGGTTCGGCTGGGATTGCCCAGTGCCTGTGCCATCCGATACCGTGGTCGGGGACAACATGATGGAAGAGAACAAGATCGACGTAGCTGTTCACGCCGACATCCGCAACGAACTTCGTAAACTTTACATGGACAATTACGTCCCAACTTTTGAGAGAACTTAATCATGGCTATCGACTTCAAAGCACTGGCAGCAAAGGCAGCAGCAACTCGCGACATGACACAGGCTCAGGCCGGTGGTGGTGACTACGAGCCGCCAGCCACAGGAATGGCCCGCTGCCGTCTGGTTGCCTACATCGAGACAGGCAAGCACCGCGAAGAGTACAAGGGCCAGCCCAAGGTCAAGGAGAAGGTAACGCTTGTCTTTGAACTATCCGGCCCGAAGCACAAGCCGACCGAGGGTGTGCCCATCCGCCTGACCATCACTGAGTCCCTGTCGCTGAACGAGAAGGCCAACTTCTTCAAGCTGTTCCAGCGCATGAACTACCAAGGCAAGTCGCACTTCGCTGAAATGCTGGGTGATGACTTCATCTGCACCGTGGTACACAAGAAGAGCGCGGACGGCAAGAAGACCTACGCCAACCTGCGTGACGAGGGCGGCTATACTGTGCGCCCACCGTTCCTGCCGAACCCAGAGACAGGTGAAGACATCCGAATCGTTGCTGACCCACAGATCAGCCCGACCAAGTGCTTCATCTGGGACTACGCTGACGCTGAGCAGTGGGCAAGCATCTTCATCGACGGCAGCTACGACGAGAAGAAGCTGGACGATGGCACAGTCATCCCGGCCAAGTCGAAGAACCAGTTCCAGAACGCCATCCGCTCGGCCATCAACTTCGAGGGCAGCCCTGTTCAGGAAGTAATCCTCGCTGCCGGTGGTGACGCCTTGGCCCTGCCGGCTGTGACCACACCATCCCGTGACGAAGAAGACGTGCAGGCCAGCGCAGACAAGAAGGCTGGTGCATCCTCCGGTGCTGACGCTGACCCACTGGCCGGCATGTAATGGCCCTCGCTGACGCAATCGCCAAAGCGGCGGCTGCCCAGCCTGTTGAGTTCAAGCTCCCTGCCATAGTGCCGGGGCTTGAGCTGCACATCGACGGCGACTACGCTGCGTACTACTGCGCTGGCAATGATGAGGTCGAGCCGGGCATGGCCCGGCAGAATACCATCGGTCGCTTCGAGGGCATGGCGAGGCGCTGCGGCGCTTCCCGTATCATCGTGCATCTCACCAAGGGCAGTTCACACAAGGGCTATCGGTACTTCGCTGCTACCGTCAAGCCGTACCAAGCACAACGCAAGTCCGGGCGCAAGCCAAAGAACTGGCAGTACCTCCGTGACTTCCTTGAACAGTACCAAGGCGACCGCTTCATCGTGAAAATCTGGGAGGCCCGCGAGGCTGACGATGGTATCGCCATCTGTGCGTACCACGCTGCTGCCCGTAGCAAGCAGATCGTCATCGCTACTGCGGACAAAGACATGCGTATGCTGCCCGGCCTGCACATGTCATGGGTATCGCAGGCCATCGTTGCTGATGTGCCGCTGCATTGCTATGACCTGATCGGTGCTGACGACAAGCAGTACGGCTACAAGTGGCTGCTGTTGCAGCTACTGCATGGTGACACAGCGGACAACATACCCGGCCTTGAGAAGGTGGTAATCAAAGGCAAGGCCAAGCAGTGCGGCGAGGTAACGGCTGGTGGCCTACTCTCCGATGTGGATGAGCTTGACCTCCCCGATAGTGAGAAGCTACTTGTTGGCTGGAACATTGTCGAGGATGCCTATCGCTCCTACTACAACATGCAGTGGGCTGAGCGCATGGCTGAGCAACTGTGCCTGCTGTACCTGCGCCATGACCCACAAGCTGTGCCGCATAGCTGGACACTGAATGGTGCGCTAAATGGGGTGGCTGACCAAGCCCTCATCAACGCCGCACTCGGCCTGACGTTCCGAATCAAAGAGGAGTCAGAATCCCTTGCTAAAGCTCAAAGCATCTGAACTCGCAGAGTTCCGCCACAACCAACTACTCGTACAAGGAGGCCGCTGTGCCTTATGCCTCAGACTCATCACCGACCCAGCGGAGTCAGTTGCTGACCACTGCCATACGACTGGCGAAATACGTGGCATCCTTCACCGTGGCTGCAACTCCATGCTCGGCAAGTTCGAGAACCACCAGCGAATCGCAAAGCTCACGACTGTCCAGTCGGCTCATGCTTGGGCTACTGGTCTTGTCCCGTACCTGCATCGGCGTGAATACACTGGAGCAGTTTACCCTACCCACAAGACCGCCGAAGAAAAGCGCCTTGCCCGTAACACCAAAGCGCGGAAGACCCGTGCAGCCAAAAAGGTAACGACATGACAAACCCACTCGCTCCGAAAATCCTGCTGCTTGACATCGAGACAGCCCCGATCCTCGGCAATGTCTGGTCACTGTGGAAGCAGAACGTCGGGCTGAACCAGATCAAGAACGACTGGTGCATCCTGAGCTTCTGCGCCAAGTGGCTCGGTGATAACAAGATCATCTACCACGATCAAGCCAAGGCCGCTGACATTGAAGATGACATGCCCCTGCTGGTCAAGCTGCACTCCCTGCTGGACGAGGCTGACTATGTGGTGGCGCACAACGGCAAGAACTTCGACGTGAAGAAGATCAACGCTCGTCTTATCACGAAGGGCTTCGCCCCGTACTCCCCGGTGACAGTCATCGACACCCTGCTGGAAGTACGCAAGGTTGCCAACTTCACCAGCAACAAGTTGGAGTGGCTGACCGGCGTATTGTGCCAAGAGAAGAAGCTCAAGCACGGTAAGTTCCCCGGCTTCGAGCTGTGGAAGGAGTGCCTTCTCGGAAACCCAAAGGCATGGCGTGAGATGAAGCTGTACAACATCCAAGACGTGGTGTCTCTGGAAGAGCTGTACCTCAAGCTCCGCCCGTGGATGGAAGGCCACCCGAACGTGGCAACCCAGCTGCATCCTGACACCCCGACCTGCCCCAAGTGCGGGGGCGACCGCCTCAATGCTAAGGGCTACCGCTACACTGTGGCCTGCCAGTATGTACGCTACCAGTGCCAAGGCTGCGGTGGCTGGAGTCGTGGCCGCTACACCGTGAACAAGGGCGACACCCGCAAAAATCTCCTGAGTAACTAATCATGAACCAACTTGAAATCGGCAAGACATACCTGCTCGCTGCCATCAACGGCGCATATCCCCGCCACTCCATCGACGTCATCCGCCAGACTACTGAGGGCAGCTTCTTCTGCACGGTACGGTACAGCGCAGACGACACTGGTCAGACCAACGAGTGTACCTTCTACCCGAACGGCGTGTCTGTCTACTTCGGGGAAGATTGCCGCGTGGACTGGGACAAGGTGAACTTCCCGGCTGAGCCAGTGGCCGTGCCCGGCCCCTGCGCAGCCCACGCCTTCTGTGAGGAACAGATGCAGACTACCCCGGTGGCCGCGTTTGGTGAAACCAACATGATGCCTGCGGTCGATGAAGTCAACCACCCACCGCACTACACCCAAGGGGGCATCGAGTGCATCGACGCCATCCGTGCAGCCCTGACTCCCGAAGAGTTCCGTGGATACTGCAAGGGCAACGTCCTCAAGTACACATGGCGTGAGCGGATCAAGCAACAGAACATTGCGATGGAGAAGGCGCAGTGGTACATCAACCAGATGTTGGAGGCAAGCAAGTGACTGACCTTAGCCTGTCGGGGGCACAGCGTGTATCCATCGAGATTCGCTACAACTTCAACTGCACCTCCCTGCCTTGGGACGACTGCGTGTTCGAGGTGGTTGACCGATGGCGATTCAGCGCCGACGAATGCGGTGGTATGAACGACGACCTGCGCCAGCAACTGGTTGACGCACTGGCCGACGCCGGCCCTACCACTGCCGAGGCGATGGCCCCGGTAATTCAGGGGTACATTGATCGTGTCTAACTATCTGGTTCACAAAGCCTGCGAGGCAGAGAAGTGCAAGAAGCCGGTAGCAAAGCTGCTGACCCAGCCCGGATACTTGGAGGCCCATTACCGGGCCTTCGCTAAGTATGACGGCTGCTGCGTTATCGTGCTAGTCAACGAGGCCGGAACGGTGGAGTACCTGTCCCGCACTGGTGAGAAGGCTAACCTCTCGCACCTCGACGAAGAAGTCTGGACGATGTTCTCTGAAATAGTGCAGCGCAACGACGAGGGCATCGTGCTTTTCGGTGAGGCATGGTGGCCCGGTGCTGACCAGTTCCCTGAAATCTCCGGTGCCTTCCGCCGCCATGCTGGAGATACCAACCTACGCCTCGTCCTGAACGACGCTGTGCTGCGTTCGGAGTACGAGCAAGGGGTGAGTAGCCGCCCGTTCTGGAAACGCCACATCGGCCTCCGCAGCGCGTTCTTCCCGCAAGACTGCTGCCCATACGAAAACATGGTCAGCTTGGCCCGTGAGTACGGCCACGACGAGTACGTCACCGCCAAGCTGCTCGCCGCTAATCTCGTGGCGCGTGGTGGCTACGACGGCCTAATCATGCGTGACCCGGAAGCTGGCTGGGTGAAGGGGCACGACGGCAATGACGGGGCGGTCATCAAGGTCAAGCACCGCGTCACCTATGACCTGCTCTGCACGGGGCTGGAAGAGGGCAAGGGCGCGATGGCCGGCATGACTGGTGCATTGGTATTCAAGTGGAACGATACAACCACCAACGCAGGCACAGGGCTGACCAAGGCCCATCGCAATGCGTACTGGGCTGACCCGTCCCTCGCGGTTGGCAAAATTTTTGAAATCGAATGCCTCGGCCTGACCAGCGGCGGCGTACCCCGCGAGCCGAGCATCAAGGGCGTTCGCCACGATAAACTCCAACCTGATAAATGAGAACGTAGCTATGCTGATGACGCAAGTGGAACTGGAACACAAGATGTATGCCCACGGCAAATGCCGCGCAGCCCGCATCATTGCCAACAACGAAGAGCAGGGCCGGGCACACAACAACCCGTACACTGCTGAGCTGTATAAGCGGTATGTGCTCCCACTTGCGCAGGCTGTAGCGACTGACCTTAAGGTGAAGAAGGCTGGCCGGCAGCAGGCCCACACGCTGCTACTCAAGGGCATTGACCCAGAAGCAGTAGCGTTCCTCACCTGCCGCACCATCATCAGCACGCTCATGTCCTCCGGCAAAGAGGACGTGGTGTCGGTACGTCACTTGGATCATCCGATTGGCCGGGCTGTATACCACGAGCAGTGCCTTGCAGTGTTCGAGCACATTGACCCCGCCCTGTTCCACACCCTCGTAAACGACTTCACCCGCAAGTTGTCCAAGTCCGAGCGCCATCGCATGACGGTATTCAAGATGCAGGCCAAAGAGCGAGGCATCGAGTTGCCGGACTGGGGTGTCGGCAGCGTGCAGCAGGTCGGACTTTACCTGCTCAACAAGTGCGAGCAGCTGGGGCTTGTTGAGATGCACCGGACTGAGGAGTGGGATGGCCGTCGGCGGCGTATGAGCGTGGCAGACAGCGTAGCCCTGAGCTACGAGGCGATGAACGTGGTGCAACAAATCACTGGGTATGTCGTGGAGGTTGCCAAGTTCAGCACACCATGTGTCGAGAAGCCGCAGGACTGGACTTCTCTGGCCGAGGGTGGCTTTCACACCCGTGAGATGAAGCGTGTGTATCCCTTCTGCGTGCAGGCTGCGCCCTCGGCGCGGGAGTACCTGCAAGACAACCCATCACCGAACCTGTTCAAGTCGCTGAACAAATTGCAGTCTGTCAAGTGGCGCATAAATCAGCGCGTGCTCGCTGCTGCCAAGCAGGTAGCCCGTCACTTTGATGTCGATGAGATTCTGTCGCAGGCAGACTTCCCCGCACCACCAAGGCCGAACTGGCTGGTCAACCAGACTAAGGACGACATGTCGCCAAACGAGTTGACTGAGTTCAGCCAGTGGAAGCGGGAGATGGCTAACTGGCACACCGAGTTGAAGCTGAGGGGCAGCAAGTGGGGCCGCTTCACTCAAGCTATGCGGGTGTCAGAGGAGTTCAAGGACTACCCCGCCCTGTACTTCGTGTACTTCGCTGACTTCCGTGGCCGGCACTACTGCCGCACCACTGGGGTGTCACCGCAAGGCTCAGACTTGCAGAAGGCGCTGCTTGAGTTCGCTGACGGCAAGGTGCTCAACACTGAGCGCGCTGTCGATTGGTTTAAGATCGCCGGAGCAAACCGCTGGGGTTGGGATAAGTTGCCGCTGGCGGAACGTGTCCGCAAGGTTGACGAGAACAAGCAGTTCTTTCTACGTATGGCTGCTGATCCAATCACGCACAACGAGTGGCGGGAAGCGGATGTACCAATGCAGTTCCTTGCATGGGTTTTTGAGTACGCAGAGTGGTGCCACTCTCCTACGACATTTGAGTCTCGTGTGTCAGTGGGTATGGATGGTAGCTGCAACGGCCTACAAAACTTCTCAGCTATGCTGCGGGACGAGGTAGGTGGCAAGGCAACAAACCTTATTCCCGGCTCGAAGCCAAGTGACATATACGCGCTGGTTGCGGCCAGAGTACAGGAGCTGCTGGAAGCAGCGACGCCAGATGCAGCTGGCTACCGTGCCAAGTGGTTAGCTCACGGCATGAATCGTACACTGGTGAAGCGTAGCGTTATGACCCTACCGTATGGTAGCACCAGATTCTCCTGCTCGGAGTTCATTGTCGTTGACTACCTCAAGCAAGGCAAGGCTGTGCAGTTTGAGAAGGGAGAGTACGACAGAGCTGCACGGTATCTATCCCACTTTGTATGGGAAGCTATCGCAGACGTAGTTGTCAAAGCTCGCGAAGCGATGGACTGGCTGCAAGCCAGCTCTAACAAGATCATCAAGAATGGTGCAGAGGGTATTTGCTGGGTTACACCAGCAGGCTTTCCAGTTGTACAGCACTACTGGGAATCTCAGGATCATCGTATCCATACTAGACTACATGGCAACGGTAAGATCATGGTGCGCTCTGAGGGAGAATTACCTGATAGGAATGCTCACAAGAATGGGATTGCTCCTAACTTCATCCACAGTATGGATGCTGCACACTTGTGTATGGTGACATGCTATGCTGACGCTCGGACAATAGATGCTCTGGCAATGATCCACGATGACTACGGTACTCACGCTGCCGATGCAGACGCGCTTTACCACATCATCCGAGAAGTGTTTGTGGACATGTATGTCAAACACGATCCTCTCCGTCAGTTCCACGATCTGTACCCGTTCATCGACGCGCCGCCAAGCCGGGGCACCCTCGACATTACCAGCGTGCTGTCCTCGATGTACTTTTTCTCCTGACATTTTATCAGCTATAACTGTGCCGAATCAGATTCTATGCGGGTTTTGAATTGGTACAGTTATAGCCCAAGGAAACATTTTATGGCAACCAACACCGTTACTCGTCTCGATCCTGAGACATTCGCTGCCCTTGTACGGGCGCTTCCCAGCATTGCTGTCGGAGGCCAAACAACAGAATTACAAGCAGGCTACCAGCTAGGTATCCAGCACGTCCTCAACTTACTGCGAGATGGCTATGTCACTGGTCGCTGAGCGAATTCGTCACGAACACACCGAGCTGCTTGCAGCCCTGCTCCCAGCTGGTCGCCTTCGCAGCTACCTGATTACTAGCCCTGACACCTTTGTCATGGGCGGCTGGCTTGTAAACGCCGCCGTCGTGGACGAGCCGTGGTACTTTGATTCCAAGGCTTACGAGGTGCGCTTCCTGCTATCATTCGATGACGCAGTACCACCGCAGGAAATCCTAGACGCACTCAAGGAAGCCGCTACTGGCAATGACGCGAATCTCATCTCAATTACTCCGAGGGCCGCAGCATGATTACCTATGAACACCGCGAGTTCTCTGACCTGTTCCGCATGATGCTTCCGCTCCTGCCGCTGCACTACGACGAAGTGGCTTTGAATAAAGACCTGATGGTGCTGTCTCCTGATAAAGACCTGTACGCTCGTATGCAAGATGCCGGCAATCTGCACTGCATTGGCATGTTCGACAATGGCACTCTCGTCGGATACAGCTTGACGTTCGTTGTAAACCATCCGCACTACAGCGGGCTGATAGTTGGGCAGAACGACCTTCTGTTCGTATTGCAGGACTACCGCCTTTCCGGCGCTGGTCGCAAACTCGTCGAAGAGACGGAGACTCAGGTCGCTGCCCTAGGTGCCAAGCTCATGCTGTGGCACGCAAAGAAGGACACCGCGCTGGACACAATGCTCAGCAAGTCCTACGCAGTCCAAGACATCATCTACTCTAAGGAGCTTGCCGCACATGGCGATTAGCGCAACGATTGCAGTAGTGGGCGCAGCCTCCGCTGTCAGCAGCCACCAAGCTGCGAAGAAACAGGCTGCTCAAGTCAACGCCGCTGCCAAGCGGGCCGAGCAAGACGCTGCCCAGCAGGCTGCACAAGTGCAGGCTCAGAGTGAGACTCAGATCGCTCAGGCCAAAGCTGCTGAGACAGCGAAGGCTGTAATCGAAAGCCAATCCCCGACTGCCGCCCCGGTGGTGCAGGTAGGTAACGATATAAACCCGGCCAAGGCCACGGCACAGCGACGGAAGTCGTTCCAAGCCAGTAGCTCCGGCCTCCGCATTTAAGGAATCACTATGCCACAAGTAGACGCCGCCGCACGTTGGCTCCAACTCGACGGTGCTCGCTCTGGCTTGCTCCGTAAATGCGAAACCTTCGCGGCCTTCACGCTCCCCAAGATTTGCCTACCCGTAGGCTATGACCAAAACAACAGCGTGCTCTCGCATGACTGGCAGTCGGTCGGGGCGCAGGCCGTGAACCACCTTTGTAACAAGATGATGCTTGCGCTATTTGCGCCCAGCCGCCCATTCTTCCGTTATCAAGCCGACGACGACCTAATGGCCCAGCTCAAGCAGCTGAACGTCGATGAGGCGCAGCTTGCGGAAGCCCTTGCAGGTGGCGAGCGAAAAGCAGTGCAGGCGCTGGACGGCATGGCCGCTCGCCCTAAGCTGTACGAGTCCTTGAAGCACCTCATCATTACCGGCAACGTCCTGCTAATTCTCGCAAAAGACAAGCTGCGTGTGATGGGCCTCAAGAACTACGTAACCAAGCGTAACTGCGATGGCACGGTCATTGAGCTGATGATCCGCGAGAACATTCTCGTAGACGAGCTTGACCAATCGGTGCTGGAGTACCTGCTGTCTATCGGCAAGTTCTCTGCTGGGCGGGACGAGGCCCAGCGTGTGGGCCTGTACAAGTGGGTGCGCTACGATAGCAAGTCAGGCGACTACCTGATGACGCAGCACATTGACGCTACGCCGCTGCCCGCCAAGTTCGGCGGTAAGTGGCCGGCAAACAAGCTGCCCTATCGTGCCTTGACGTGGGACTTGTCTGACGATGCAGACTACGGCACCGGGCTGGTCGAGGACTACTCCGGCGACTTCTCCGCCCTGAGTACCCTGAGCCGGGCACAGATCGAATCTGCCATCTTGTCGTCTGAGTTCCGCTGGCTGGTCAACCCCGGTGGTATGACGAAGCCAGAGGACTTGCAGAATAGCGAGAATGGTGCAGCTTTGCCCGGTATGAAAGATGACATCCAGCTGGTACAGTCCGGCAAAGTCGGTGAGCTTCAGATCATCCAGCAGATCGGCGCTGACTACATCCGCCGCATCGGCTCGGGCTTCCTTCTTGGCAGCGCAGTGACACGCGACGCTGAGCGCGTAACGGCAGAGGAAATCCGCCAGCAAGCCGACGAACTGGAGACTGCCCTTGGCGGTGCCTACTCCCGTCTGGCCGTGGACTTCCAGACTCCTATGGCGTTCTGGCTTACCGGGATAATTGGCTTATCCTTGCAGGGTGCAAAGATAAAGCCTATCGTAATTACTGGACTCGACGCGCTGTCTCGTAACGGCGACATCGAGGCTCTCAAGCTGTTCCTCTCTGACTTGGCCGCAGTAACCCAGCTGCCTCCGCAGCTACAAGGTCTGCTCCGTCTCCGTGCCATCGCCTCCAAGTTAGCAGCAGGTCGCGGTGTGGCTTCTTCGGAAGTCCTCTTGGGTGAGGCAGAAGTAGCGCAGCAGCAGCGGGCCATGCAAGATGCACAGCAGCAGCAAATGAATAATCAAGCCGCCGCAGATGCCGGTGGTAAGATCGCAGTCAATCAAGCAGGAGTCCAACAGTGACCACCCCAGCAGTAGCCCCAGTTGCCCCAGCTCCGGTAGTACCCGTAGCTCCAGTTGTCCCGGTAGTACCCGTAGCTCCAGTGGTGCCTGCCGTTGTCCCGTCGATCCCTATTGAACCGGCAGCACCCGCCGCCTCAGCAGCCCCGGTGGAACCAGCCGTCCCAGCGCCGGTAGCTTTTGAGCCGACTGGGGACGCTGGTCTCGACCTCGCAGCTTCGTGGGTGGCGGGCCTTGGCATCGCCAAAGACGACCCGGCTATCGTGGCAGCCCTTGAAGAGGGCAACTTCGACTTCCTCAAAGCTAAGCTCGCGTCCCTCGGTGACAAGGCCCGTGGCTGGGAGCAGTACGTAGCCCTCGCAGAGAAGGGCATGGGCAACCTCAAGGCCGCTGCCGAAGCAGAGGCCCAAGCTACCAACACTCTCGTGTACGCAGAAGTTGGTGGCGAAGAGGCATGGGGCCGACTCGCAGAGTGGGCCGGCGCAAATGCCGATCCGGCTGAGAAGGAGAGCATCAACGCAATGCTCGCCGCTGGTGGTATGCAGGCACGCGCCGCTGCCCAGTACCTCGCCGGCCTTTATGCCAAAGCGTATGGCACGGTAGTGGAGCCGGGCCAAGTGACAACTTCAACACCGCAGTCGTTTCAGCCGGACAACTCAGCCTTGACCGCAGCCCAGTACAGCAACGAAGTACGTAAGCTGGCAGCCAAGATGGGTGCTCACCGGATGGACAACAGCCCTGAGTACGTAGCTCTCCAAGAGCGCCGTCGCGCCTACAAGGGCTAATCGTATGTTACACCCTCTGCGCCCTCGGCGTGGAGGTTTCCTTGCCCGCTGGGCTTAACTGAAATAGGAGGCTTCCATGCCTTTGCTGTCTACCACCACCATCCGCCCGAATCAGGCGCTCAACACCGGCTCCGATCAGGCGCTGATTATCGAAGAGTTCACTGGCCTTGTCGAGGGCACTATTGCCCGCAAGTCCGCCTTGCAAGGCTTCGTCACCGTCAAGCCGGTGAAGGGTACTTCGACTCTGACCAACTACGGTGTGGGTGAATCCACGCTGGGTAAGGTTACTCCGGGCACCATGCCGGATGGCAACCAGACTGAGTTCAACCGCCTGTTCCTGACGGTGGATACTCTGGTCTACGCTCGCGCCACGCTGCCGCTGCTGGATTCCTTCCAGACCCAGTTCGACACCCGTAATGAAATCGCCACCGAACACGGCAAGAAGATCGCCAAGTTCTGGGATCAGTCGTTCTTCATTCAGGCATTCAAGGCTGCCGCTCTGGCGAACTCCGCGTACAGCACCCTCGACGGTCACAGTGGCGGCTCGACTGTTACCCTGACTGCTGCTGGCGACAAGCTCGACCCGGCCAAGGTATACAAGGCCATCGCTGACCTGTTCATCCTCATGGAAGGCAAGGACGTTGATCCGCAGAACGATGATGTGATCCTAGCCATGCGCCCGGACATCTTCTACACGCTCCAGCAGGCTGAGCAGATCATCAATTCGGACTACATCACCAGCAATGGTACGAAGATCGAAGGCATGACCATGTTCAAGACCTTCGGCGTGCCGGTCATCAGCTCGAACAACGTGCCGAACTCGGTCATCGCCGCCCATCTGCTGTCCAACACTGCGAACGGTAGCGCCTACGACGGTGACTTCTCGAAGCTCGCTATCTTGGCCTTCTCGCCGCGTGCCTTGTTGGCCGGTGAAACCATCCCGCTGACCTCGGATGTCTTCTACGACAAGCTGACCAAGCAGTGGTTCATTGACTCGCACATCAGCTACGGTGTCACCCCGAACCGCGCTGAATACGCGGGTCGCATCATGCTGCCGTAATAGGTAGCGTGCAACAAATAAGACCCCGGTCGGCCTCGTGCTGTCCGGGGTTTTTGCGTTCTATCTGGAGTACCATCACATGGCGTTTTACACTGAGCTGGATGTCGTCAACGACATGCTTGCCACCCTTGGCGAAAGCCCGCTGAACAGCATTGACGAAGACCACCCACTCACCGCTGCCGCCCTGCGTGTACTCCGAATGGTGAATCTCGGAGAGCAGGCTAAGGAGTGGTGGTTCAATAAGGAACTGGTAACACTCGCTGCTGACCCGCAGTCAAAGTACATCTACATACCGGCAGACGCCATTAGTGTAGACCCGGTGGATACCACCAAGAATTATGTGATGCGTGGGCGTCGCCTTTACGACACAGCACGCGCCCGCTACGAGTTCGATGAGACATCGTTGCAGTGCAATCTAGTCCGCCTACTGCCGTATGAAGACCTTCCCTCCCTTATGCAGACTTACATTTCAATCTGCTGTCAGGTGAAGTTCCAGAAAGACTACGATGGCGATGTCACTAAGGCTTCCACACTTGCGGCTGAGTGGAAGCTGGCATGGATGGCCCTGAACGCAGAGGCTATTCGCTGCGTTAGTGCTAACCTGCTGAACACTCCAAGCTTCCAGCGTAAGCTGCGGGATGTGTCGGGGACGCAGGGCTGGAATAATCCCACTATTATCGGAGGTCGTGGATGAAAGTCAACGGTAGCTACGACAGCGTCATCCGGGGGGTAAGCCAGCAGGTGCCGCAAGATCGGCGCAGCGGCCAGATGAACAGTCAGTACAACATGATTAGCGACCCGGTACGCGGCCTATCCCGCCGACGGGGCAGCCTGTTCAACGGGGAGTCCTCTCGCGGGGCTTACAGTCCAATGCAGGTTGCCAACATAAACAACGACCGCAAGCGGCACAAGACTGCACAGCTTAGTATCGACGGCGCTGTCCACGACATAATCTACCGGAGTAGCCCGGCAAACTACCTCGGCTACGAGGATGAGCTGCTGACAGTGTACAGCCGTAATACTCAGGAGTTCCTTCCTGTTGTCTATCCGAATGCGCCAGTAATGCTGGCAGCTTTTAATGCCAGTGGGATCAGTACCCCTGTGTCACTCGGAAAGTACACGGTGTTGGCTGGACGCGGCCATGTGCCAACAGCTACTATAATCCCCAAGTGGGATACTATCCCTGATGGTAACGGGGAAACCAAATTCGCAGTGCAGGCGCGTGGGGCTGCCTATGCCAAGACGTTCACGCTTGAGTTCACGGAGGCCAGCGGTAACGTAATTACTGCAACATACAAGTCACCAAGCAGCGGATACCCCGGCGTGCTGGATACGTCTGACCTACGAACTGAGACTATCAACACTGGCGGGTCAAACGTAACGCTGGATAAGACGTTCGTGCTGTCGCCTAGCGGTGTAGTCAACCCGACTAACTTCTGGGCGCGAGTATCAATAAGTAGCGTGACTGACCTAACCACTGGCCTTGTATTGACGTTCACTCCGGGTGAGCCGGCAGCAACACAGTACACGACCACGACAGACACAGTGCGAGTAAGCCCTACCCTCGCCGGCCACCGTCTGCGGGTCATATACGTCCGGTACGCCGTTGAGACAAACCTATCCTATCAGGAAGAAGTCTCTAATCGAACCAACCTGTATAACTCAGCAGTCACTGCGTGGATCACGTCATCGGCTAACGGTGCATCACCAGAAGGTATTGCAGAGGGACTACACCTCGCAGTGCTGGCAGCCTTCGCCGCTGCTGGGCGGAGTGCTCCGGGTATAGTTAGGTACGGCTCTCACCTGCTGATTCGCAACTCCTTCACAGGAGTGACTGGCAGCCGGGTAGTGGAGCTGAGTGGTGACGACAGCGGTGATGGCAGCTTGCTGCGTGTGGTGGGTAGAGAAATCAACGACGTAGCCTTGGTAACGCAGCGGCACTTCCCCGGCCATGTGGTGCGTGTGCGCCCGAAGGACGGTGACTCTGAGAAGGTGACGTACTTGCAGGCGTTTGTCGCAGATGTGGCAGGTGCCAACGATTCTACTCAGGGTGCAGACGTTGTATGGAGGGAGTGCGCCGGTACAGTTGTGCAGCCCGCTGATGTGTTCCTGTATGGTACTATTGAGTTCAGCTCAGTGCTTGGTAAGAATTGCCTGCTGCTTGGTCGCTCAGGGCTAGAGCTGACCACAATGCGCGTGGCTTACGGTGTCGCCCCGAGCACTGACACCCCTGACCTTCTGCCGTCAGTTGCCGGTGACTTGATTACCGACCCAGTACCAGAGTTTCTCGGGCGCTTCATCTCGTACCTCGGGCTGTTTCAAGACCGCCTCGTCATCGCGTCCGGTAGTAAGGTATTCATGTCTCGCCCCGGTGACTACTTCAACTTCTTCCGGCGTAGCACGCTGACAGTTGAAGACGACGACCCGCTTGAAGTTCAGGCGTACGGCTCAGAGAGTGACATAATCCGTTCCGCAGTGACATACGACCGAAACTACATCCTGTTCGGGGACGAGTTGCAGTACATCGTGTCTGGTCGGCAGGCTATCACACCAAAGAACGCAGCCATCAACATCATGTCCGCCTATGGTGCAGCCGTTGACGCAAGTCCTGTTGCCTCTGGTAACTTCGTGTTCTTCTGCCGTAAAAACGCAGGTAGCACGACCGTACACCAGATGCAGCCCGGCATCCTGTCCGAGACGCCGGTGGCCTACCAAGTAAGTTCTCAGCTGGACAGTTACCTGACTGGCACAGCCGTAGAGCTGGCAGCCTTCACAGGCCCGAACCACCTTGTAGTCCGAACGGATGGGCTGGCGAACACGCTGTTCCTTTATTCGTACCTTGATAGTGCAGGGGCCAGCGAGCGAGTCTTTGACTCGTGGGGCCAGTGGTTTTGGACTCCAGCTATGGGCAGTATCACTGGCATGTCCTCGGACGCAGAGGAGCTGCTGGTTTTCCTTGAACGCGAGCACAATGGTATACTGTACCACGCCTGCGAACGGTTCAGCTTCAAGACTGAGTTCAACTCCATGCCTCACCTTGATAGCTTGCGCAAGCAGCCAGCAACGTGGACTCCAGCTACATCATTCGACGGTATTGGTGACATCAGCACGATCAGCTTTGCCTTCGGGCCAAACACTTCCCGTAAGCTGGTCGGTGTGCCAGCTTCTCGTATGAGCGAATTGGTGGGCTATACTCCACAGGAAAAGTCGGAGCTGTACGTCGGCTGGAATGCCCCCGCCGCTGTGTCCCCTACTAATCCTTACCCACGCGACAGGAACGGGGAGGCCATCGTAAACTGTCGGCTTACTCTTGGCATTATTACTCTGACCCTAGCTAACACAGGCGGAGTCAAGGTGGTAACAATGAGCAACGCTGGCATCGTGCGTGAGGTACTGAACAGCAAGGCGCGCATACTCGGGTTCCAAAACAACATCATCGGCAGACAGCCGGTGAGCACCTACACAGCGAGTGCGCTAATCGGAAGAGAAATCCGGGACGTGCAGTACGAGGTGCAGGCTCAGAGCTGGCTACCCCTCACAGTCACCTCGATTGAGTGGGCCGGTCAGTACCTTAACAACGTGAAGCGTATGTGAGGAAACTATGGCTATCACACCCGGCGCTAGTGGCGCAGTAACACAAGGGCTAGTAGGGCTGTCAGCTGCATTCGATGCAAAGCGCATTGCGCAGGCTGAGTACGAAGCGCAGGTACGGATGCAGAAAGCCCGCAGCAAGCTGGAGGCTGCGAAAGCAGCCGCCGCTCTGCGCGTCCGATCAGAAAACAATCGCCGCCAGCTCGTGCAGGCAGGCAAAGATGTGACCGCGCTGAGCGTGACACAGGGGCGCTTGGCTGAATCCGCTACCCAAGGTAGCGTGCGTCAACAGATCATCGCCAGCGAGCAGCTAGGTGCCCTCAACGTGGCTGCCGCAGCTGCTGGTCAGGGCGGTTCGTCCGTCAGGCTTATAAAGCTGGCAATGGAGCGCACGGTGGCGGAGACAGCCGCCCGTCGAGAAGTGGCCGAGTCTCGCGAGCTGGATGCGTTGACTGGGCAGCAGGGTGACGCGCTATTCAACGCTGTCACGGGACAGGACTACAGCTACCAACCGACGCAGTTGGACTTCACCCCGCACTTCAAGCCGGGTAACGCTGGCATCGTGTCGGCGGCGTTCTCCGCCATTACTGGGTCGGCACAGGCGGGGGCGTTCGACAAAGCCAAGGCACCGCCTACGCCCGGCGCTTTCAACATGACTTCCTCTCCAAACCAGCCAGCCTACGGGCAAGCTGCGCGGGACTCCATCAACTCCATCGGCACCTATAAGCCCGTGAGGATTTAATGACTTCTTTCGTTCCACAGGGCACCACCGAGCTGTCAGGTGCGCCGCAGTCGTTCGCCCCGAGCGAGCCAATCCCAGTACAGGCCGCAGAGTCTGGCACCACTGCCCGACTAACTGCCGCCGCTGATGTACAGACAGCCATCGCAGGCCAGCCTACTGGTAGCATCGAGTCAGCATTCGGTGGCTTGTGGAAACTGACCTCCGGCATCATCGACGGCAAAATCAAGGAAGCCAAAGAAGCTGCTTTATGGGATGGCATGAGTCGCGCCGCTGCCGGAGAGTCCGTGGACGAGCTGCGGGCTGAGCAGAATCCAATCCTTACCTTCTTGGGACAGGACGCCCCTGCTGTCATCGGTGCCCAGCTGCATCACAGCAATGCCACCGTGTCGCGGGTGATGTCGGAGATGTATGATGCTATCCCTGACATGGCCGGGCTTACTACAGAGCAGGCTGCCGGCGCAGCGCGGGTGCGAATCCAGACTGCGCTCGAAGGCATGGATGCCGGCTCTCGCGCAATGGCGGAGCAGCAGTTCGTTGAAAACTTGCCGAAAGCCATGACGGCTCACGCCAAGGCCCGAGTGGCCTACGTCAACCAAGAGTATGTCAACAGCGCGCTCGATGCTGCTGACGCCGCAGCTGGGGCTTTCCAGTCCACGCTTGCTCAGGTTAATGCAGGCACAGTCAACAGCGACGCCATTTCCGTCGCTGAGCAGAACCTCCTGTCCTCACTCGACATGTCAGTGCCGGGCCAGACCAATGAGAGCGTGCAGCGTACCCGCGCTATGGCGGCAAGCCGGATGCTCGACAACGGGCAGGTGAGCGCCTACTCCCGCTTTCGTAACAGTGAGCAATGGAACGAGCTTTCCGAAGTGCAGCAGCAGGAGCTGGTGGCAAAAGAAGATTCTGCCACTCGGAAGGCTGCTCTGGAGAATCCGTTGCTGGGAACGCCGCGTGGCGACCTTGATTTGCTCGCATCAAACTTGCAGATGGGCGTAGCACCTTGGATGTCCGATAGTGAGATTGACGCCTACGTCGCCAACGGCAACGCAGCTCACGCCAAGACACCAGAGGGTGGCGTAGGCAACCTGTTTAACCAGAACGATGCCATACGACTGCGGTCAGCTCGTGATGCTGGGGTTATAGCTAGGCAGAGGGCCGCAGCAAAAGCAGCAGACGAGCCACCTCCTGTTGACCAAGCTCTTTACGAAGACCTGCACAATCCGGGCAGAGTAAACCTTGACCTCTATAAGCCCGCCGAGATCGGCGCGGCGGCAGACGCGCTGTTACAGACCGGACTTACAATTAAAAACCCGAAAGCTCGCGTCGAGTTCATGGGAAAATTCAACCGCATGATGGCGCATGATCCCCGCACCGTACCGACGTTGTACAAAGAACGTGCGCGTGCGCTAGGAGCTAAAGTGCAGGCCGGTGGGCTACTAGAATCTGATGACTTGGACTCTCTGGCTGTGGTAGGTACTCTGCTGACGGACAAAGCCTACGGTGTAGACGCAGTGAACAACATCACAGGTGGCAAAGCAGCGTACTGGCAGGACTTGCTGAGCAGCGGCGTAGACCTCTCGGATAAGGTGGCTCTACAAGCACAAGTAAATCTCCAGCACCAGAAGAGCTTTGCTCAGGCCAGTAAGGACGACTACAAGGCCGCTGAAGCTATTGTTGAATCCGGCCAAAGTAACTGGCTTACCTCGGTGTTTGGCAAGGCAGAGTATGACGGGCTTATTCCGGGGCAGTCTCGCCGGCTTGTTCGCGAACTTGCTGAGAGAGTGGCCGTTTACAAGCAGACCACTAACCTCGACGACGAGCAGATCATCGCACATGCGCAGGCTGACGTGCGGAAGAAGTTGACTGTCGTAGCAGGTGTGTTGGTAGAAGCAGATGCCGACGTTGTAGCTCGCGGCGACCAGTTCAAGGGAAGCGTCATGCGAGCTGTCAACAGTAGTACGCTGGATCAGAAGCATTACGACAACGCGATGAAGGTAGCCTATGGACGCTCGTTGCTTTCCCGTGGCATCCTGACCAAAGACCCAACACAGGCTGTGGATGTAGCAGATGCGAGGGACTTGGGCAATGGCGTTATTATGGTTACTTCGCTGATAAGTCGTGGGCCTTTAGCTGGACGTAGGGATGTGGCTTACATTAAAGCCAGTGACATTGCCAGAATCTACACAGCAACGCCAGTGCCGAGCAAAGCAAACTTCGCGACCCAGTACATCCCCGAGCAAGATGTAGCTTACTGGCTACCGAAGATGGGAACGCCAGTTGATCCAATGAAGTACAAGCCCAGTGAGATTACTCAAGGCGTGGATGGTAAGTGGTACAAGAAATAACTTAGTGCCTACGGGCAGGAGCAGCAATGAGAGAGCTTTACGAGAACAAGGCTAAGGCCGCAGCAGCACGGCACGGCGTACCTTGGGAACTTGGCGCAGCAGTGATTGAGCAGGAGTCCACTTGGAATCCAAAAGCAAAATCGCCAGTTGGCGCTATGGGCTTGATGCAGCTCATGCCCGCTACGGCACAAGGCCGGGGCGTTACAGACCCCTACGATGTAGACCAGAACCTCGACGCGGGCATGGCGGAGCTGGGAAGCCACCTCAAGAAGTACAAGGGCGACTTAACAAAGAGCCTTGCAGCGTACAACTGGGGACAGGGCAACGTAGACCGCAAAGGTGTTGCCTCACTGCCACCGGAAACCTCTGAGTATGTCCGAAAAGTCACGCGGGGTATGACGATGGGCACCCCAGCTCCGCGCTCTGCAAGTGGTATGGTGCAGGACGTGCATGGCAACATGCTTAACCCCAAGATGGAGGGTGTAGCTCGGGCGAGCTTTGCGCCATTGGTCAAGGAAGAAGCCTTCCAAGGCCCGGCCCTGATTGACCGCAGCTCTGCGCTGCTAGGGGAGTCAGCGGCGATTACAGCGGCATCTGGCAGTGCTCGGATGGCAGCCGGCGAGGCTACAGTAGGTGACACTCTGCGAAACGCATGGGAAAACACAGTCACCATGAAGCTGATTGACGGCTTCCGCTTCAAGGCCACGCCCGGCTGGAAGGCAGGAGACGCCCACAAAGCTCAGCTCAAGGAGGCTGGCATGTACGCTGACCCTGACCGGCTGAATAGCGTCATGTCCGAGAGCACCAGCGAGGAGCAGTTCCAAGACCGACTAGCTACATGGAAAGAAGACCAGCTGTACTCACAGAAACTTGGTAACACTGTAGGCTCGTGGAAGCGGGCCGGCTTGCAGGCTGCCGGGGTACTTGCAAGTGTTGCTGACCCTGCCTTGCTGGTTGCCGGTGGCGGTGTTGGTGCAGTGGGCTATCGCGCTGGCGCAGGTGTGCTCAAGATGGCAGCCGCCGACATTGCCGTGGGCAACACTTTTGCAGCTGTGGCAAACGAAGTGGTGCAGCAGGAGTACACCACCGAAGACGCCGTTGCAGACACGCTCATCGCTGGCGCGTTCAACGGCGTGGGTCATGCTATCGCCAAGGGAATAGACGCCTCCCGCGCCTACCGCGCCACCAAGCGCGCAGCTGATCGCGTAGCTGACCAGCCAGACGTTGTGCCGGCCCCAGTGGAAACCGCCCGGATTACTCCAGTGGCCCAAGTACCGGCTCGGGAGTTTGACGCGTCTGCTGAAGCCGCTGTGATTCTGGCTGACTTCCGCTCTGGGGCGGCTACTCTGCAAGCAGAGTTTTCAGCAGGCTCACAGGCGGCGGTGGCGCGCACGGACTTCATCAAAGAGGCGCTTGCGGAAGCAGATGCTATCTCGAATGAGTTCCAAGCAATCGCTGCTGCCACC